TGCATCCTTTACTGCGACATAATAATCAAACTTAGTAGATAGCCTATTATACGCCCCCATATCGAACAGATCACACAGCTGACTGAGCTTATCCAAAATGCTTTCTGCTTTTTCATGATCATCTATTTTCATTGCAATCATGTAGATCCCATGAAGTGCTCCGCTAATAATCTGGTACTCAGAAAAAACAACTTCTTCCAAAGCTTTATAAGCATCCTCGAAGCGTCCCGTCTCGCTATAAATTGTTGCAAGTTTTCGCTTTCTTTCAGGATTCTGGATGGAAAAATAATCTAAATAGCCTTCCGCTTTCTCATATTCTTCCTTCCTCAAATAAAAGCCATACAGGCAGTCAGCCGCCTTTAATTTTGTTTGTTCGTTGTCGCTGTTCAGGAGCAGTTCATAACAACTCTTAATCCAATTATCATATACTCCCGATTCTTCAGTACTCTGAAGAATACACTGGGCATCCATCATGCATGAGAGGGATAGAATCAGATCATCGCAGTTCGGATATTCTCTAACCAATTCCTTGATGCTTTTGAATACCTCTCCCAAATCTTCCTTTTCGAATCTTTCATCAATGTCTTTCACGATATTTCTTATTTCAAGATCTGAGAGATTATCCTTAAAAGAAAGCAGTTCATCCAAGGATATATGAAGCAAGCGTGCAATAGGTGCCAAAAGTGTTATATCCGGCATTGAACTTCCACTTTCCCACTTATTGACAGCAGGAGTGGATACACCGAGTCGTTTTGCCATTTCCTCTTGGGTCAGGTGGTTTTCTTTCCTGTACTTCCTGATAACTTCATTGATTTGCATATCAGCCTCCGAATCATATTATTTGCAGTGGCCTCTGCATCTTCATTATAGCTATCACCATTATACAATACTATTGAGTGGAGTTTAACTTTTATTTTATTTTTTTAACCGCTATTCAACTTTAGAACTCCTTCAACACAAAGGACACCTCCCACAAGCTTCCATAGCTTGTATCACTGACCAGCTTCACCTGATACCCGTCAATGTACATCTGCGTGTTCACGATATTCATGGTTTCCATGTCCAGGTATCCCACCGTGATACTCGCCATCTTCTTATAAGCCGAAAACTTATTCAGCCACTTCTTCGACACCCGGAAGGTCACGCCGATCTGAACCACACCTTCACGGACAACATCCCTCTGTGTGGTTCCTGCTTCCGTCACGCCTCCGCTGTCTGCCTCCACATCCGATAAACTCACAGAATAAGAGGCAGGCATCGGGATATTCTCATTGTCAAAAACAAGATACTGCAAATGAGCCATCTTACCTGCCTCCACTTCTTAAATTCATTCTCTGCTGAGCCGTTACCACAATCTCATCGATCATGTCACCGCCGATATAAACCGGGATCACAATATCCCCTGCAGCACCGCCACCGGCCAGAGCCGTATTCAGTGCCGTATTGATACCGGAGATCAGATCACCGCTCGATGCCGCTGATCCAGAAAACCCTCCCTGAGCCGCCATCACTCTCGGAGTAATGGTCAGATCAGAAGTCACGCCATTCATGGCATTCTCGATCATGCCCCGGCTCTTCTCAATGCCCTTCGCCAGACCGCCGATAAAGTCCGGCATCCAGCTTTCATAATCCGTAAGCGGACCTTCATCTGGGACTGAGAAATGCAGGAAGCTCCGGATCTTATCCGCAACTGAAGATACTGCATCCCCGACCTTACCGATCATGGACTTAATACCGTTCACGATACCGCCGATGAAATCAGCGCCCCACTGGAACGCCTGCGATGCCAGTCCCTTGATAAAGCCGATAGCCTTGTCAAAGCCACCCTTCACCGCACCATAGATATTTCCGCAGATATTTTTGATGCCGTTCAGCATAGCATTGAAGGCATTCGTCACGCCGGTCTTGATCGCGTTTGCCGCATTGGATACGGCAGTCTTGATATTGTTCCAGGCTGTCGTGACTGCATTTTTGATTGCGTTCACGATAGTTGTGATCGTATTCTTGATGCCGTTCCAGACCGTAGTAACCGCTGTCTTAATAGCATTCAGCACCGTAGTGATAGCGGTTTTGATCCCGTTCCACGCCGTACTCAGGAAGGTAGAAATCGCATTCACCACTGTCGTAATAACTGATTTGATCCCATTCCAGATCGTCGTGAAGAATGTCTTTATCGCATTCCATACGGTCGTCACAGTATTCTTGATCGTGTTCCATGCCGTTGTCAGGAACGTGCTGATTGCATTGACCACTGTTGTGAAGATATTCTTGATACCTTCCCACAAACCGGAGAAGAAATCTTTGATAGCATTCCAGACCGTTGTTGCCGTGGTCTTGATTGCTTCCCACGCCGCCTGGAAGAATGCCTTCAGTGCTTCCCACACGGCAATAGCAATCTCCTTAATACTCTCCCACAGGTCGATCCAGAACTGCCTGAACTCTTCGCAGTTATTCCATAGATAAATGAACGCTGCCACCAAAGCCACGATCGCCGCGATGATCAGCACATACGGATTTGCCGCACAGACCGCATTGAAGGCAGCAAAGACTCCCTTCGCTGCATTGATCACGCCGGCCAGCTTCGGAACCAGAGTCATAATGGTACCGACCGCAGAAATGACCTTACCTACTATAATCAACACCGGACCGATAGCCGCAGCCACCAGGGCAATCGTCACGATCACCTTTCTGGTACCTTCATCCATCGAATTGAGCCAGTCCACAAACTTCTGGATCCATCCGACAATGGTCCGAATCGCAGGCATCAGCAGCTCACCAAAAGAAATCGCCAGCTCTTCCAGCTGGGACTTCAGGATCTGCAGTTGACCGGCAAGGTTGTCGTTCATGGTCTCAGCCATACTTGCCGCTGAACCATCACAGTTATCAATAGCAGACGAAAGCTTTTCAATATCCGCTTCCCCGGCGTTCATCAATGCCAGAAACCCGGACATCGCATTCTTGCCAACCAACGATTCAGCCGCTGACGCCTTCTCAGATTCCGATAAGCCTGAAAATGCTGTCCTGCAGTCAGCCAAAATATCCGACAGATCTCTCATGGATCCGTCCGCATTGGTCGTTGCAACCGTAACCTCGCCGATGGAAGAACCGCAGATCTTCACATCACCGGACAGATTATTCATGATGGTTCTCAAAGCCGTACCAGCCTGAGATCCCTTGATACCAGCATTAGCCATGAGACCGATCGCTTCCGCCGTATCCTCTGCAGAGAAGCCCAGAGCGCCGGCGATCGGAGCACAATACTTAAAGGTCTCACCCATCATGGAGACGTTCGTATTCGCGTTACTGGAAGCAGCCGCAAGGATATCCGCGAAATGCCCGGAGTCCTTAGCTGTAAGCCCGAAAGCTGTTAGGGCATCTGTCACGATATCGGAAGTAGTAGCCAGATCCTCTCCGGAAGCCGCAGCCAGGTTCATGACACCTTCGATACCGGAAAGCATGTCCTCTGTCTTCCAGCCGGCCATCGCCATATAGTTCATGGCTTCCGCCGCTTCTGATGCAGAGAACTTTGTCTTCTCACCCATCTCACGGGCTTTATCTCTTAATGCTTCCAAATCCGAACCTGTCGCACCGGATACCGCAGCAACCTTGCTCATGGCAGAATCAAAATCAGCGGCAGTTTTCACCGCCGCCGTGCCAAGCCCAACAACACCTGCCGTCACAGGAAGGAACTTCTTTCCTACGTTTGTGACATTATCTCCGACTGTCTTCAGCTTCTCACCCTTAGCGGCGATTTCCTGAAGAGCCGTTCCAGACTGCTTCGCCTGTTCCTCCAAAGACTTCAGCTTCTGTTCCGTTTCAACGATCTCACGCTGCAGGCCATCATACTGATCCTGCGTAATCGTTCCGTCCTTCAGTGCCTGCTCTGCCTGTTCGGCAGCCGTCTTCAAGGTCTCCAGCTTTTCCTTCGTTTCCTTAACGGCATCCCCCAGGAGTCTGTGCTTCTGAGCAAGCAGTTCCGTGTTCCCCGGATCAAGTTTCAGGAGCTTATCGACATCTTTCAGCTGGCTCTGCGTATTCCTGATCTCTGTATTTACGCCCTTTAAGGCAGTTTGTAGTTTGGTAGTATCGCCGCCGATCTCAACGGTAATACCCTGGATTCTGCCAGCCATGTCTCAACCTCCTTCCCATTAGAATCGATCCATATCATCCTGGCTTGCTATCTGATCATGAGGCTCATCATCCCTCTGAAGCTCTGTGTACATATCCATCACGGTTCCGATTGTCAAAAGATCCAGCTCGCTGATATGGATTCCCAGCTGTACACACCTCAGCAATAGCAGAGGCGTTGTCATTTCCCGGTCAGTCGCTCGAAGTTTTTTTTACTCTCCACCTGTGTCTGCACATTCAGACCCCAAAGCTCAATGATCTCCGGAAGCACCTGATAAATGGAAAACGTACCGAACTGATCCAGCCATTCATCCGGTGTATCCGGAACACCCTGCGGATCCGCATGTTTCGCCATGATGTAGCTGATATCCTCGAAAAGTTCCAACGAAAAGGAATCCAGTGCAGAGTTTTCAGGATCATTTTCATCAATGCTCTTCTGCAGGTCATGAAGATCCTTGTAGATATCACGATGGAACTTGTTTCTGTATATTCTTGGAATGGCTGCCGATGCTCTGAAAGTCACATCCTTGCCATCAATATTCACTGTCTTTGTAAGTGCCATTTCTCTTTCCTCCAATCACAAGAATGGGCAGAGCCGAAGCCCTGCCCGCTAAGATCAACCCTGTCCGTTCTTTGTCACCGTTACGGTATAAGCCGTACTGGTGCATCCGGTCTTGCTTGCGATCACCGTCACTGTATTGGTTCCGCTCGCCCAGGTCGCATCATTGCCGCTAGTATGAGCCACCCCGTTCACAAGAATTGTGACCGCCGTTCCGCTTGCCGCAGTAGCCGATACAGCATCCTCATCATTCACGGTCTCAGCCGTATAGGAAGTGGTACCGGCATCAAAAGCAGGCGTAAGCTGCAGGCTTC